AGGATATAATCTAATTAAATTGTTTGAATATGTATATATAGGGTTTGTTATAGTAGGTTTTGTAAGATTAGAACTTAATAAATGATATAGTTCATGAGAACCTACTCTCTCGGCTTCTTCTGTTGGCAAAGCACCAACTTGATATAATACTTGACCTAATTTATGAAATTGTTTAGGGTAAAGATTAATTATTATTATTTGACCAGCTGATGGTTGATTAACAAGCGTTAATGTTGCACCACTTAAACTGTAATCTGTTGAGGCTAACTCTACTCCATTTACAAAAACATTTGTGATAGCTCCGGAGTTAGATAAATTTAAAGCATCTCCAGTTAAAGTATATGTTAAACCAGGATTTGCAGCTGTAAATTGTTGCGTTGCAGACGCAGCTCCTGAATATTGAGATGGTAATTTAAAATTAGGATTTGAATATGTAGCGTTTGCAGATGTTTTAAAAATTTGTAGTTTTTCGTCTAAACTTACAACTCTGTCTGAGTAATCTACATCAGCTTGTGACACACGTAACTGTTGATTCAAACTATCAAAATATGTTTCAAATATTTCTAGTTGAGATTGAGCGCCTATTTTATTAAACTCTAAAGGTGTCATATAACCTCTTTGTTCTTTGTTTAATATTAATAAAACGGTTTGATATACACTGTTTACGTTTATTGCCATTATAATGTTTTATGTTAATAGTGTAAGGGCCACATAGTGACCCTTCACTATATTATAGTTACACGTTATTGTAACTTTTTCTCTATTGTTTTGAATACTTCTACACCTTCGTCAGTTTTAAACCAAGCGGCCATAGCTGAGTAAGGGTTTTCATCAAACGGTACTGTCATAAGTTTTCTATCATTAGATCCCCAATGAAAAGTTCGTTGATCTTGAGAAAGTTTAATTATGTTTTGTTCTGTAGCTTTAATAGCTGTGTTTCTTAAACCTACATTTTCATCATTAGCAATAGCCATAAATCCTGATGGATTTCTTTTAGCCATTAAAAGTAAATCTCTTTTTACTTCTTTAGAACTCATATCAGCAACAGCAGAACCTTTTTCTACTCTTAATATAGCTTCAGCATAATCTATATCTAAATCTTTAGCTAAATTAAGTGCTTCTATTTCTGCTTCTATACTGTCTACTTCATCTTCAGCAACTACGTTTGCTTCAAATTCTGAATATATAGCACCTTTTCTTGGGTGATATAATGATAAAAGTTTTTGTAGATTTTGTTTTTCTTTTGATACGTTTAAAACGCCGTTTTCAAAAAGTATATGCCCCATCGTAGCTTCACCTTTTTGTTCATCTACAAATGGTGAGTTTTGATTAGTTGCATATCTTAATTCTCTTTGTTCATTTTTTTTATCATCAAACCAAAGCAACGGATATCTTGTTGAGTGTCTTGATGCTAATCTGTATGTTAAAGGAGATTCGTTATGTAATAAAAAATATGTTCTATCTTTTATTTCCCATTGTTTAGAAGCGGGTACTTCTTGTTTTAATTTTGCCATAATATAATATAATTTAATAAAAAAATAAAAGGCTAGGCGCCGAAGCGCCTAACACTTTTAATAAAGTAATCTTAGTTTTTGAACAATACGAAGTTATTCGCAGCTTGTACAACAAGACATCTTTCAGATAAGAAGTTAACAACCATCTCATCGATTTCAGATGTAAATGCACCACCAGCAGTACCAGTGACCCAGTTTTTATATCTTCTATCATCAGATTGTGAAGCTCTATATCTTACGTGTAAGAAAGGTCTTCTAATGTTTGTGCCTAATACTTGGTCATAAACAGTTGAAGTTCCAGCTGGTACTAATACACCATCAATGTTATTGACAGCTACAGCACCTCTTGTTGAAGCATCGTTTAAATATTTCCAACTAGTTTTATAGAAGTCATAAGAACCTCTTCTAAAACCAGAGAAACCTAAGTTTAATGCCATATCTTCAGAGTTTTCAAATAAACCGTAAGCAACACCACCTGATAATCCAGATGAAATTTGCGCTAGCATATCGTCAAATTCTAAATCCATATCTCTATTTAAGAATAACATGTTTTCTTCAATAGCTCCTTGAGTGTCAAGGTTTTTAAGTACTGAATCAAAATCAGAGATGCCAGTTGCTCCAGCGAAACCGCTAAAGATGTTACCTCTTGCTTCAATCGCAGCAAATAAACCTTCAGAACCATGTGCAACAGCAGCACCACCTGCAGCTGTAAAGCCTGGTACATTTGCAGAGTTAGCAGCAAAGCTTTTTCCACCAGCACCTGTAGCTTTTTCAGCTTCAATCATTGCCATTTCTAAATAGTCATCAAATCTTAGTCTTGTTTCAGACTCAGATTTTAAATACCATAAATAACCGGATGTTCCGTCTTCTGTAGCAACTTCTACCCAACCAATTTGTGCCATATCAGATCCATTGATAGCGTATCTATCTTTGATGATGATTGGCTGATTTGAAAATTGAGTAAATTGTGGCTCAATAGAAAAGTCTCCGCTTCCAGTTCCTTTTGCAAATAAAGAACCATAAACAAATAGTTTTAATCCGTTGTTTGCAATACCTAGCGTATCCCAGCTATTTAAAGAAAATGGATAACATGTTACGTTTGTAGTATTGTTACCTTGTACAGCTACAGCTCCTACAATACCTTTTATTGTTACTCCTGTAGCAGGGTTCATAACAACGATTGTATCGTTAGGCGCAACAGCGTTTTGAATAGTTCCAGCGTTTGTTGGTATATTGAAAATATCAGTACCAGCACCTGGACCTACTAGATTTACGTTATCGTAAGAGATATGTAATCTGTTTTGTTCAGACCAAATAACTTGGTCAGATGTCATTGGCATTTCAGCGCCAACCATTCTTAAGAATCCAGATAAAGTTCTATTACCATATCTTTCAACTTCTTGCTCATATATCTCAGGAAGATATTGTTGAGCAAAATCATTAGCTCCACCATTGAAAGCTAAATAATTGTTTGCTAAAGTTTGTTGTTTTGGGGAAGGTACGATCGACCCGAAAACTGGATTTATTGATCCCATAATAATTTAAAATTTTTTAGTTAAATTTACGTGTTTTAATTTTAAGTTTTGAAGAATCCATACCACTAACAGCTCTTACTTTTAATCCACCAACAAATACGTCTTCTGGAGCAGATGCTCTAGCTTCAGTACTTATATTTTTAGATTTAGCAGCAATATCTTTTACAGCGTCAGCTTTACCTTGCTCATAAAAATGTTGTGCTATAGTATCAGCGTTGTTTGCAGCATATATAGCCTTGTGATAACCATTAACATCTGAAACATTTCCTTCTTTATCTAAGAACTTCTTAATGGTGTTGGAAATATTAGACTGACTATCAGCAACATCTTGTGGGTTTTTTATTCCATATCTAAACTTTTTTTCTCCTACTGAAAAATCAAAACCTTTGAAATCAGTTTCAAAATATTGTTTAGTATTAGACTTAAACGCCTCGTGTTGCTTTTCAGCTATTTGTTGATCTTCGTTGTAGCGATTGAAAAAATCTACAGCTTCTTGTTGTTGTTTAGTAACGCCAGGTCTCAACTTGATTTCCTGATAATATTTACTTTTTAAACCTTCAAGATGCTGTTTTGCTTTTGCAATCTCTTCTTTGTATGCGAGTTTTGCTTTACGCACGTCTCGCGGTTCATCTACATCTTCGTCCCAACCAAAATTATCTTCAATTAAAAAGTTAATTTCTTCCTGGTCTAAATGTGATTTCGTTTGCTTATAATACTCTCTTAATAAAGTATCATTATCTACGTTAGAATAATCATGGTTTAATCTTACATAATCTTCTAATGTTCCACCGGTTTCATTCATAAAGTCTACGACTTTAATTATGTTTTCTGGCAGCGTAGGAATATCTTCTTTAGGAACATCCTGAGAAACAACCGCTTTCGGCTTGTCTTCTTGATCTTCCATTTTTTCACCGATCTCTATAACCTCTTCTTCTTCAGGTTTTTCTTCAATTATTTCTTCAATAACTGGTTTTACTTCTTCTTCGGTGGGCCGTACTTCTTCAGCCACTTCTTTGCTGTCGCCACTGTCTTCGGGCTTCTTGATAACAACATCGCTATCATTTGTCTCTTGTGTTTGAACGGCATCTGTTTTTTCTTTTAATTCTTCAGTTTTTTCTACTGGTTTAGATAAATCTACTTTTATAGGTTCATCTGTTTTAACTAGTTTTTTAGGTTTTTTAACCTTAAGCTTTCCAGCTTTTTCTTGTGTTTCTGACATAATATAATATAATAATAATTAATAATAATTTTAAATCTCATCAATAGATATTCCACCAAATTGATTAGATTCAAAATCTGTTGGTAAAGTATCATTTTGACGTTGACTTATCATTTTAGACTGTTGTGTAGCCTGTATTCTCGTTCTTTCATCTTTTCTATCTTCAATTTCTTTTTCTTTTGATTTTTGATTTTTTAAATCAGCTTCTTTAAGTTTCATATCATACTCGAACTGTTTAGCCATTTGTTGCTCTTCTATTTGAGCTTTAGTCTGCATCCTTTGTATTTCAAAATCAGATTTTGCTTTTTCAATTTGCATCTCTGTTTCTGCTATAGCTTGTTTCTTTTGAACATCAGCCATAGCTGCATTTTCTGCAGACTGAGTGTTTGATTGAGTTTGAGCTTCAATATTTGCCATCTGAGCTTCTTGATCAGATTTTTGCTTTTTAATTCTTTTATACTTTAAAACTTGATTAGCTAGTTGTAAGTTTTTAATTTCTCTAATATCAATAGCATCTTCAAGAAATATTTGGTTTTGTTGTAAAGCCATTTGTATATTTTGCTCAAGCATAGCTTTTTCTTCTTCTTCAGGTTCTAAATCTAAAAATACACCAAAGTCATATAAGTGTAAATTGTCTATTTCCTGTAGTGTAGCAACATTAAATTTACCTATACTAGCTTTTAACGAATCGTTAGTTAATTGAAAATCAAGCATGTCTGAAACTCTAAGAGATATATTTTCACAAACTCTTAATGTTAAATATAATGATGCATTTAATATATGTTTAGTTGCTGTATTAGAAGCGTTAGCTGCCATTTTTTGCAAACCAACTAAAGCATTTTTATCAGGTAAACTACCATCCCTAGCTTCATTAAGCCCGGTCACATCTCTAATCATTTGTAAATAATACTGATAAGTATTAATTAAAGATCCTATTTTACCATTAGCACTCGAAGTTTGTAATTCTTGAATAGGTACTTTACCTCTGTTTGGATCACCGTCTTGAGTTAAAGATCTACCAACTATACTACCAGTTTGGAAATACATATTTAATGCTTCCTGTGGATTATAATTAGTTCCATTACCTAAATCAACTTCTGCTAAACCATCAACATCTACAAAAACACCATCTGGCACCATCCTAGCAATTACTTGTTGTAGTTTTAACGATGTTAACTGTATCATATCAGCAAATCCTGTAATACGGTTTACTAATGAATCAATTCTACCTTGATACATATGTGGAGCAACCATAGAGTAATTCATATTTACTTTTGTTAAATCACTTTTTGGTCTTGTCATGTTTTTTGACATTTCCCACTTTAACATTTGCTGAACACCTAATACTTTAGCACCACTAAATAAAACCTCTATAGATCTTGATACTCTTTCAAAGTTATCACTTGGTGGTGGGTTAAAAAAGTCAGGCTTTTCTAAAGCTTTTTCTAAACCTTGATCTGTTTGTTTAATTTTAAAAACTTGATCTACATACGTTTTATATTCAAAATATAATACTTGAACTAAATCATTATTCCAAGGTCCTCTTAAATATCCTTCTTTACCTGGATATTTTTGAATCATTTTTAAATCTTCGTTTGTTAAATCAGGAAACTCTTTTTTAAGCTCTGCTAAGGTTATTGATTTAATTTCACCTACATAATATATATCTTGAAAGTTTGGATCATTAGT